AAACGGAGGAAACAAATATGGCTAATCAAGATGCCGCTTTCGGTCTTAGACCGTTAAAGACACTTGGACAGCAAGATGATTCCACTGGAATGAGCTCACATAAGATTTTACCAGGTGATGCTAGTATTTTATATCAAGGTTCGATGGCAGTAGCTAATACGAACGGATATGTAGATATATCTAGTACATCTAGTACATTGAATATCGGAGCATTCTGGGGATGTTATTATGTTGATCCAACTACATTGAAACCTACGTTCAAAAATTACTATCCAGGCGCAATTACACCACCTAACAGTGGTGCGATTGAAGCTTTTGTTTATGACAGCCCTTACCAGGAGTTTGAAGTTCAATCAGACGCAACTGGTGCTTCAGCGCAAGCTGATATTTTTATGTGCTGTGATACATCATCGCCAACGGCGGGTAGTACTTCGAACGGGATTTCATCGATGGAATCTGCAGACACTTTTGCAGCAGGTCCAGCGCAACTTAAAGTAATCGGAGTTTCTAGAGATCCAGAAAATAGCGATTTGACTGCTGCTAATGTAAATTGGCGTGTTCAAATCTGCGAACATATTTTTGGTTCAGGAACTGTCGGTACAGCCTAATAAGGAGTAATTAAACTATGGCAATATCACGACAACAACTAGTTAAAGAACTAGAGCCAGGTCTAAATGCACTATTTGGCTTGGAATACAAAAGATACGACCAGGAGCATAAAGAAATTTATACTACTGAGTCTTCTGACAGAGCTTTTGAAGAAGAAGTAATGTTATCTGGCTTTGCGTATGACAATGCACAAGAAACATTCACTGCAAGATATACTAATGAAACAGTAGCTCTTGCATTTGCTTTAACTGAAGAAGCAATGGAAGATAACTTGTATGACAGACTTTCGTCTCGTTATACAAAAGCACTAGCGAGATCTATGGCAAATGCTAAACAGATCAAAGCAGCTAATCCACTAAATCAAGGGTTGCCTACTACAGACAACTATGATTCTGGTGATGCAGTTTCTTTGTTCAACACAGCACACCCAACGATCGCTGGTTCTTTCAAAAACACGCTTACTACACAAGCAGACCTTAACGAAACATCGTTAGAGCAAGCAATGATCGACATTGCTGCAATGACTGATGAGAGAGGTCTTAAAATCGCAGCTAGAGGAATGAAAATGATCGTTCCTTCTGAAAACCAATTCAACGCTGAGAGATTGTTAAAATCTCAAGGTAGAGTTGGTACAGCTGATAACGATATCAATGCTATGAAATCTATGGGAATGGTTCCTGAAGGTTACAGAGTAAATCACTATCTAACAGATACTGATTCTTGGTATGTTATCACTGACGTGCCTAATGGTATGAAGTACTTTGAAAGATTACCTATCCAAACTAAAATGGAAGGTGATTTCAATACTGGAAACGTTAGATACAAAGCTAGAGAAAGATACTCGTTTGGAGTATCAGACCCTAGAGGTATCTTCGGTGTTGAAGGTGCTTAATAGTTAACCAATTTAAGGGGCCGCCTCAAAACGGCCCCTTTTTTATTTATAAGGGTGAATATATGATAAAATTTCTAGTACAAATACATGCTTACCAATACACAGCTAAATTTGAAGTTTTAGCGGAAGATAGTGTTGAATCTATTGAAAATGCAATAGTTGACAAATTGGGAGAAAAGAGTATAAACTGGGAATATCTTGGAGAAATGATGGATCCAAGAACAAGAAGAATAACCTATGAGGAGGTTATCGATGATACAAGACCTGTACAAACAAAAAAGGTCCTTGGAGTTGAGGTGGCAGCTGGAGTATGAGCAATTTGGAAAATATACTCTGGACATGGTCAGAATTGATGACAAAATTAAAGAAGTTATCACTGAGATCAAACTCGAAGAAAATAAGATTGCTGATCGAGAAAATGCAATCAGAAATGCTGCCCCCGAAGTTTCTGTGGCTACTTAAATAAACGCCGCATCGCTGAAATCGTACATTTCCTGTAGGATCTCTTGCACTCTATTAAAATCTATTATATAAATAAATCACTATACAATTAATTAGAATACTGACGCGTATAGTCGACGGCCTAGAGACAGTATTCGTAAAACTAGGAGGATATAATTATGGCAACAACTACATTTTCGGGACCGATAAAAGCGGGAACGATTGCAAATACAACTGGGACTACAGTCGGAACAGACATGGCGAATGTCGGTTACGTAGTAATGGCTCAGTCTGCAGCAATTACACAATCTACAACTGCGGCGGCTTCAGGAATTATTGTTCCTGCGCACAGTCAAATTGTAGAAGCTACAGTTTATGTAACAACTGCGTATGACAACTCAGCAACTTTAAGCATTGGAACTACTTCATCTTCAAATGAATTAGCGACAGCTGTTGCTGTATCTACTATCAACACGATTAAATTAGCGTCTCAAGCTACGATACCAGATGCTGATGCATGGGTAGATGTCGGAGCAACAGATGTTAAAATCTTTACGGACTCTTCTGCAACTACTTCAGATGCAGGACGTGCGACGTTGACGGTAACTTACGTTCAACAAATATCGCCAGGTTTAACAGCGTAATAAATAATCAACTCTGAGTGGGGTGTAATGACCCCACTCTTTAATAGGAGAAAATAAAATGGCTTATGATCCAACAATAAACATACAGTTCGATGGAACTAAAAAACTAATCCATGTTTTTAACATAGATGCCACTAAAGATGGAAGTACTGGAACAACAGTAATAGATGTTTCTGCTTTAGCTAAATCTCAACGTAACCAAGCATGTAATAGAATAGCATTATATAAAATTTGGTATAATGTAAATATTACTGCAGTTGCAGATGGTGCTAGACTTACATGGGAAAACTCTGGTGGAGATGAAACTTTCCTTACTTTAAATGGATATGATAGTTGGGACTTTAGTAATATCGGAGGTTTAGTAAATCCAAATACTAGTAGTAATGCCAACGGGGATGTTAATATAGAAATTCCTGCACATACTGCTGGTGATACTTATTCGATTGTTACTGAATGGCTTAAATATTACGAATTTTAATAGGAGGTTAAATGGCGAACACTACTTCCGGAACATTTACTTTTGGAAAAACTTTTGCAATTGATGATATTGTAGAAGAAGCTTTTGAAAGAATTGGAATTCGTGGTGTGGCTGGTTATCAGCTTAAAACTGCGCGAAGATCTTTAAACATTCTTTTTCAAGAATGGGCTAATAGAGGCGTTCACTTATGGGAAATAGGTGACGGATATTTAACTTTAGTAGCTGGTACAAAAGAATATATTGGATATAGATCAAGCACTGATGGCACATCTACATTGTTAGATAGTGCAGGTGCTGCTTTATATGGACTAGATGATGTTTTTGAAGCTTCTTATAGAAGCAGTGCAGGTACAACAAGTCAATCAGATAGTCCTTTAACAAAAATTTCAAGATCAACTTATTCAGCTCTTTCTAATAAATTAGCACAAGGGCAACCTTCACAATATTGGGTTCAAAGATTTATAGATAGAGTTACAATTACTTTATATACGACTCCTGGATCAAGCCAAGCAGGTGATAGAGTTCAATTTTATTACATGAAAAGAATTGATGATGTTGGCGCATATACAAATGCAGCTGATGTTCCTTATTACTATATTCCTTGTATGTGTGCAGGTTTAGCATATTACTTAAGTATGAAATATGCACCAGACAGAACACAAAATTTAAAACTTCTTTATGAGGATGAATTATTAAGAGCGGAGGCAGCGGATGGTTCAAGTAATAGTACTTTTGTTACACCTAAAACTTACTATCCAAGTGTTTAATTATGGCAAGATTTGCAAAAGGAAAATTCGCATTAGCAATATCTGACATTAGTGGCCAAGCATTTCCATGGAATGAAATGGTTACTCAATGGAATGGA